TATTTTATGAAAAAAAAAAAAAATCATAAAACATGGAAAATTCAAACCTATTGTGACAAAAAGTAAAACTGCCGTTGTTCGTTTGGCTTTGTTGGCCAGACAATTTCACTTTCGTGTTCTGTTCGAATCTGTGGTGAGTATAGCTTTGAAACCATCTCGAGTCTGTTCGGGAAAACGAGCTTATCGCCAAGTTCTGCTCCATAAAGGAGTCCAGTTCTCTTCAACCATTTAAGGTCTTGAGATCTTGGTTCAAGTCCGCGTTCTTTTAGCTTGTTGTAACAGTACTTCAAGAAGTAGTAGAACTCGTCGTTCGTACCACATGTTGCATAAGCAAGTCCAACCACTACGCTAATCTTGCGCTGAAAGTTGTCGAAGTCTGATTCTGGGAAGAGTAGGTGACTTAGTAAGTCATCCGTCTCCCGGAAAGCAATACCATCGATGTTCAAATAGCCAAGGACCTTGTGTCTGTCCATGCATCTAGAAATCTTTGATTTCTTGACGTTCAGCTTCGCATTGAAATAGTGCATTGCCGCGTTCGCGAGCATGTCAAGAAAGTGATCGCCGTAAATTTCGGCTATCCTCTCGAGCATAGCGACGACTGAGTCGTCACCTTGCACTCGGTACCAAAAGTGTTCTGATTTGATATCGATTCCAAGTGAAGATAAACAGGTTAGAAGCATAATCGCATTTGCGAATGAGTCCATGAGCTGTGTCATCTGGTATCCTGATCCGAATCCATTTCGAGTCCACTTCCAGAGTTTGTTGTCTGGCAAGAGTATCGGTGTGTGAAGAATCGAGTAAGTGACCCATGTCCAGAGTCGTTCGATTCGTGATTCGTCAGTTTTTGAGCGTGTGCCATAGTAGAAAGAGGTCTCTTCATAGTGATTGAAATCAAAATAAGATCGCCATATCATAAATACAATGGTCATGAGTCGAAAGGTCAATCGTTTGTCAAATTGCGACCAGTCGCAGGTCAGGGCTGAGTTTTCAAAACCGCCTAACTTGTTGGAAGCCTCCGTTCTGAGACGTTTCCATCCTCCACGCATAATTTCTCTTCCCCATAGCATTCTACCTCGATTCAAGTTCATGTAAACATGCTCAAGAACCCAGATAAACATAAGCTC